GCCCTAGGTTTCTCTACATTACTTCTAGATACATTCTCATTCTTTACACCATATTGATTATGTAAAGTATCACGCCCCCTACTATCTAATTTCTTAGGCATAGGTTTTCTAGGACAATAAGATGACAGTTCCCTTAGGCCAGGAAACAGTTTATCTGCTTCTTTAATACTCATTATCTTATCTGAATATGCCACTACTCTACCTCTTTCTTTTTTCCTATGTTATATTTAGTTTCTAACATCCATTCATCTTTTTCTTTGAATGAAATAATTTTAATTTGACTTAATGGTGCAATAGGTTCTGGTGTACCTTTCATTGTAACCAATCCCCAATCACTTAGAAGTTTAACTATTGTATTTCTTCTAGCAATATCATTCTCTGATAAATTTGTATCCTTACCATCAAGTGCAAATAATTCTTTAAAGTGTACTATATAATACTTACCTTGTTTATGAAGTATGTGGCAAGACTGATATAACTTTCTTTCTTTTCTTGAAGCAACTCCTATGCGAGATAAAGTTTCTCTTATCTTTAGGAAGTCATCTGGTTCTTTTAATAGAACTTCAAACATCTGCTCTTGTTTCCAAACTACATTATTTTCCATGTTTACCGCCTTTATCTAAACTATTCATGATAGTTTTTATTTGTTCATCATTTAGTATACTGAGAGCTGATTTTGCTTTTTCATTACTATATCCATAATACTCTTTAACACATTCTAAATGTTTTTCTTTCTTCGCTTTCAACCAAGGTGTATACCTTTGTCTTGTTCTTAGAGTATTTAGTAAAAAATCAAACTGTAATTTCTTATCTGCCTGATGATTCATGTTCATTTCATTGACTAGAAAGATAGTATCTTGAAATGGAGCAAGACATTTGTTTACAATATAGGGTGGATATTTCTTTTCCCACATCTCATCTTCACCATCCATAAGTTTTTCTTTGGAAGTATTGATAGCTTTTAGATATTCTTTTAATTCATGCATTATCTAATCTCCGCCATGGTATGGTATCTGCATGGTTTGTTTCATTATATAAATTAACACTATCACCAGCAACTTGTATACCACTATCTTTTTTAAATCCTTTGTATGACATATTAAATGCAATACTTCTTCTTTCACCAGAGCCTTGAAATGGATATACTTGATGAAATAAACTATTAGGAAATAATAAACACATGCCAGGTTTTGGTTTTACTACAAAAGAACCTGTTGTAAAAATATTATCAGTATTACAAAAAGTAAATTCTATTTCACCATCCTTATCTCTTTTACCAGGTATGTTTCTAGGTTTCATAGCAGGAACTTTTAAATATAACACAGCACTTATCTGACAATGTGAATGATTGTGTTGTGGATTATATTCATTTTCATATTGATGTACAGTCCAAATAGATTGCATTTGAGTTTTAATATTTATAGCATTATATAAATCTTGTTGATGAGAATTTATGTAAGCTTGTTCAATATAACTTCTAGATAGTGCATGAAAGATATCCATACATTTTTTTTCTTCTAACATAGAATGTGGTATTTCACTTTCTTTTTTTATGACACCAGCAAGTCTTGGGCCCATGTCACCTTTTTCTTTAACTTCATCAGCAATTCCATTAAGTTTTTTAATAAATCCCTCTGGTAATTGTGCCATCATAACTAAAGGCCCAAATGGTTTTAATACTTGTACTTTATCTATTTCCATTTCACATCTACCATAATTTCTGTTAGACAAGCCAGTAAGTTTATTTCTTGGTCTGCCACAAACGCTGACTGATACTGGTACTTAGATAAGATAAGAACTGCATGAGGTATTGTACCAGCAGTAGCATACTTATAAAGATTATCGTAAATCCTGCGATAAATACGGACAGGGTCATTGTCCAAATTATGTACAATCCATTTTCGTACATTAGTGAATTCCTGAGCCTTGAGTGCGGTAATAAGTTCATTTATATTTACCTCTGATATGTTGACAAGAATACCAGCATCTATTTGACCTGATGTAGAGTACCTTTGTAATTCGTTTATTGTTCTACGCCAATCTGGGAAATATTTAGTTAATACTTCCATTACAACCCTAGGTTCATATTCTATATTTTCTGTTTCAAGAATATTTTTAACACGACCAAAAAATTCTTTTGCAAGTTTTGGTTTATCATCTTTTGCAATAATAAAATCAATCACACTACATCTTGAATGTAGTGGGTCAATTAATCTATTCTTATAATTACAAGTAAGAATGAACCCACAGTTTTTGTGAAATTCTTCCATGAACCCACGAAGTGCAGGTTGTGTAGATTGGGGATTTAAATAATCTGCCTCATCAAGTATGACATACTTACGACCACCTTCAAGTGATACAGTAGAGGCAAAGTTTTTAATTTTATTTCTGAGTACATCAATACCAGATTCTTCTGAACCATTTACGAGTAATGATGTTGCACCAATTTCATCAAGCATGGCTTTGGCAACAGTAGTCTTACCGACACCAGGCCCACCTGATAAAATTAAGTTTGGTATGTGTTTGTCTTCTACAAATTCCTTAAAAGTCTTTTTTAAGTTCTCTGGTAAAATACAGTCATTGATTGTTGTGGGTCTGTATCGTTCAACCCATAAAAAAGTTTCCATAATATATAATCCAATTTGTTATTCATAACTTGATTCTGGTTCAAGTGCTACCCAATATTCTACATCTTTATTAGAAGATACTAGATGACTAATATTCTTAGATGAAATATCAACATCATAATCACCATCCATAAGTTTTAGATTTTCCACTTTGAAAAAGAATTTAAAATCACTACCATCTGCAACAGTATCAACATCAACAGAGAATGTATTTGCAGTATCATTCTTTTTATCTTTGACTGTTAAGAATACATCAGTATTTTTCTTTTCTAAGACTAAATCAGGTGCTCCAATCACACCAGCAGCCCTTTTTAATTTAGTTAAGTTGTCACCATTCAATGTGAATGAAACTTCTTTACTAGGCATAGTAATTGTTTTGTTTGGTGAAGTAACAACCGATGGGTCTGAATAAAAATACTTCAAAGAATTCTTTGGATTATTTTCTTCTCTAATAGTTACAAACCCTTCATCAAATTCTAGAACAGGATTTGCAAATAACGATATGGAAGCTAGAAATTCATTTAAGTCATAGATTGCTACTTCCTTATCAAATGATTCTTCTACTTCAGCCTTTGCAACAATATTTTTCATAGCAGACATTGTTGTCAATGTGCTACCTTCTTTGATTACAAGGTTTTGATTTATAGATGCAAAGTTTTTTAATACATCTACTGTGTGGTCACTTAGTTTCATAATATACTCCTTTAAGATTTAATTTCTTTATTTAATGTTGGTGATTTAAATTGTGCGACAGTTTCTTTACTATCTCTAATATTAAAGTTAGCAGACATTGTTCTTCGTTCACCTTCTCCGAAAAATGGCATAACACAATGTTGTAACCAATTAGGAAATATCATCATAAATCCTTTTTTGGGTTTTATATATTCTTGTGCATCTAACTTTAATCTATAAACATCATGAATAGTATTTGTTGATGTGATTAAACCTGTATGACCATCAATGTCACCTGTTGCATTATGTAATTGAGGGAATGATGGTTTTTCTTCAATACACTTTGGTACTTTTAAATAAAGTATCATAGACATACCTGCAGGTGTTTGACATCCGTGTGCATGTAAAGGATTGTAATCTCCAGCATAACTATGTACAGTCCATGCTTCAAAAGCCTCTGCAATACTATCACGATTATAACCAGTCTTATCATTTAGTAAACTAGTTGCACATCTATCTATAACAGTTTTAAAATCTTTTCCCATTTTATCATCTAATGGAAAAGTCCATTGTGCAGATTTTTTATCTTGATTAATCTGTCCAACTAACTGACCTTCGTGAGATACATTACTAGGTATAATAACTTCATCAATGTGATTATTAATATCATCAATAAAGGCATCTGGGAATTGTACTGCCATTAGTTTATATGACGGTATAGTTTTTATCTGTGCGTGTGTATCAAAAGATTGATTTTCTTTTTTAGATTCTTCCTTTTTTACGCCTAAAGAATCTGATAAATCTTTTAAACTCACGACTGTTCACCAGAGTGGTCTTTTCTATAATGGTCACCAGTTAGTTTTTCTTTTAAAGTAATATTAATGTTTGCTGAGAATGTTCTTCTCTCATCATCTTCTTTATTACTAAAGAAAGGCATCACTCCATGTCTTAACCAACTAGGGAACATAATCAATGTACCAACTTCTGGTTTGATATACTCCTCTGTAATAGGTCTTAACATATTAACATCACGCATACCATTAGTACCCCAAGTTAAATATGTAAAACCATCTACTGCACCTGATGATTCATTTAACCCTTCAAAATTTTCTGATGGGTTTCCTAAGGTTGCAATACATCTAGGAACTTGTAAATACATAATACACGATACACCCATTGGTGTTCTAGTGCCATGGTCGTGTACAGGATTGTAATCACCACTATAACTATGTACTGTCCACATTGATTCTGTAGAGGTATCACATTCTATTCCAACTGTTCTATTGACATATTCTTTTGCAAGTCTTTGTAGAACACCACTAAACATTTCACCAACTTCATCACCTTCGTGTGGGAAAGTTAATTGTGCTGACCTTTCATTCTGTCTAATCTGTCCAACTAAACCTTTTGAATGGTCTACATTATTTGGAATAATAACTTTTTCTATATGTTCATTTATTTCTGTAGTGACTTCTGCAGGAAATTGACATCTCATTAAATGAACTGCAGCCTTTGGTCGCATTGCAATTTGAATACCACCAGGGTTTTTTGGAACTTCCTCACCTGTATCTATTTGTTGTTCTTCTGAAGCTTTGTTTTGAGCATTTATCATATCTGCTCTTTTCACTTGTTGTGTTTCTTCATTCATAATATTTTCACCTTTGTTTTTTGCATCATGTAGTGCTTTGTTATAATCTTCGATAGTAAATGGTCTGTCACCCATTTCATTTGGTCTGATGATTTCAGATTTACCTGTTTCACTATTGAATCTATCAATTCCGCCTACGCCAACATCAATATCTTCAACACTTAATTTTATATCTTCTTTATCACTCATAATATATTCCTAAATTGTTGTAGCCATTATACATGAAAGGAACAGGCTTTGTCAACCTGTTCCTAACACTTTTTGCTAATTATTTTACTTTAATAGTTCTTGGTTTTTTGTGTTCTGGCACAATCTGTTCCAATTCTATTTCAAGTA